AGCTGGCCGCCCTGGCCGCCACCGGCCTCTCGGCCGGGGCTTCGGCCGAGGTGGTCGGCACCGGCCTCAACAGCATCTTTTCAATCCTGACCCAAGGCTCAGCTATGAGCAAAGAGGCGGCCACAGCGTTTAAATCTCTGGGGTTTGACGTCACCGCCCTGGCTAAAAACATGCAGGTCGACGCCAAGGGCACCATCATGCAGGTGCTTTCGGCCATAAGCGATCTGCCCAAGGAAAATCAGCTCTCGGTCATCACTTCCGCCTTTGGCCAACTGTCGCTGAAGAGCATCGCGCCCATGGTCGGGAACCTGGAAAACCTCAAAGGGGCCTTTAATCTGGTCGGGGAGGCGGCCAGCTTCGCCGGCTCGATGGAGGGTGAATATGCGAGTCGAAGCGCCACCACTGAAAACAGCATTCAGCTATTACGGAACTCGATTAATGTTCTCTGCATCACGGTCGGCGGGTATTTTCTGCCGGCGATCAACGCCGCCGCCCAAGGTTTGAGCGCCCTGGTCGGCTTTCTGGTGGCCGCCGGGCGCACACCCATCGGGGGCTTTTTGATCAGCCTGACCGCCGGCCTGGCCGCCGCTGTGGTCGGGGTCACCGGCCTGGTGGCCGCCTTGGCTCTTTTAAAACCCATGATTTTAATAGTCGCCGGGGCTATGGCCCCGATCATCGGCCCTCTTCTGGCCATCGCCGGGGTGGTGACCTTGGTGGCCCTGGTCTGGAAAAATGACTTTATGGGCATAGCCACCATGGTCACGGGTTTTGCTTCCAAGGTCAAACTCGTTTTTCAAGGCCTCTATGAAATTTTCACCACCCTGAAAGACGGGCATGGAACCTTGTCGGCCGAATTGGCCAAAGACATTGAAGCCGCCGGGCTGATGGGTTTCGTCACCACTGTCAGCCGTATCGTTTATCGGGTGGTGACTTTTTTTAAAAATCTGGCCTCTACGGTTTGGACTACGGTGCAGCCGGCCTTCAGCCGGCTGGGTGACGCCTTTGGGCTTTTGGGTAATGCCCTCAAACCCTTGTTTGGTCTTTTAAGTCAGTTGGCGGGTGGCCTGGGTCTGGCCGCCGGCCAAACCGACACCGCGCCCTGGGCGGCCTGGGGCTCGGTCATCGGGGAAATGGTCGGCACGGTTTTAAGCTTTTTTGTAGATATCATCGGCGTGGCCGTGAGCCTTTTGACGGCCCTGGTTGAAGTTATTACCCTGGTCGTCAACAAACTGATGGAGTTCGGGACCGCTTGCGGGAACGTGCTTTTTGAAGTGGTCAATTTTATCGGCGGGGTCAGGACCGCCGCCGGCGAGTTTGGCGAGGCCATTACCGGCGGCCTTGATCAGGCCCTGGCGGCCATCAGCAATTTCAGCCTGGTCGATTCCGGGGCCGCGCTGATCGACAGTTTTGGCCAGGGCATAAAAAGCAAGGCGTCCGGCCTGATGGATACGGTCAGCGGCGTATTAGCCGGCATTCGGGAATACCTGCCTTTCAGTGATGCCCACAAGGGGCCGCTGTCGCAACTGACAGCCAGCGGCATGGCCCTGCCCGGCACCCTGGCTCAGGGCGTCGCCGCCGGGGCTCCGTCATTGGTGACGGCCACGGACAATATGATGAATCGCTTAAATCTGGCCCCGCCTTATTATGAGGCCCCGGCCGGGCCGCAATATCAGAACTGGCTGCCGGAACCGGCCCGGGCAGCCGCTGACTATTCCGGGGCTGAATCTTCCGGGCGCGGTCGGCCGGGTGGCCGCGCCGGGGGTGGGCCGGTCACCATCAAAATTGAAAATATAACTTTGCCCGGCGTCCAGGAGCCTTACGGATTCATTGCCGCCCTGGAAGCCGTGGCCGCTGATCGGGTGTAGTCATGGCCTCTTTGACTTGGGAAGACGGGGCGGTCAAGATTGACGGGCAAGAGATTCCGGGGATTCTGGATACTCAGTCGGTCGACGGTAAGGTCAGATTTGACGAGCAAGACGTGGACGGGGCCAGCGGCATGAAGCGGACGCCTCTGGGCTGGGAGGATACCGTGATCACCCTGGCCCTGGTTTTAACCACCGACCCCGGCGAGGACGGGCGCGACTGCTATGAAAAGCTGGAGGCCATCAACACCATCTTTCGGGGCCATGACAATAAAGCCAACCCCAAAGTTTACGATGTCGATAACCGTCACTTGGCCGCTCGGGGCGTGGGGCGCTTGATATTCAGCGGGCTGATGTCGGATGAGTCGGAAACTGATGATACGGTTTATGCCGTTCTAACCTTTACGGAACATAATCCCCCGGTGGTCAAGACTGAAATGGCTGTGGCCAAGAGCGCCCACCAGGCGGCTTTGGATGCTAAAAAAACCCTGGAAGCCCAAAGCAAAATCGCCCTGCCGGAAATAAATCCCGGCGTGACTGTGAGTATGAACTGATGACGGGTATAACCGGCCTGGACATAAACTTGACCGTCGGCGATTTTCGGGTCAACCGGTTGCCCCTGGCTGAACTGCGGCTGGTGCGGGGAGCCGTGGCCGGCCGCTGTATTTTGGAATTGCCCGACCCGGGGGGAAAGATTGCCGCCGGGCTTAATCCTGATGACTCGGTTGATTTGTATTTTGGCTATCGGGGCGGGCTGAATCAAAGCTGGCAAGGGAAAATTACGGAAATCAAGTCCCTCCGGGATACGGTGGAGGTGACGGCTCTGTCGGCCGAGCTGGCTTTCATCAAAACCAAGGTCACGGAATGCTTTCATCAGGAAACAACCAAAGGCGTGATCACCCGGTTGATGGCCCTGGCCGGAATAACCCCGGGCCGGCTGGAGGGGCCGGATGAAATAATCCCCCATATGATTTTCAGCGGTCAATCTGTTTTTCAGTGTTTCCGGCAAATCAATGAAACCTTGGAGCGGGTCTATAAATTTGACATGTCGGCCCGGCCCTATTGGGTGGATGATGACGGGCTCGGCCATTGGGGTGATTTTGATGCGCCCGGGCCCGGGCCGATCTTGGCCAGCGGGGATAATCTGATCAGGCACGACCCTAAAGGAGACGAGGGTGAGGCGGCGGCCCTGCTTTGCCCCGGCCTGGGGCACAGCCAGTTATTTACCATCCGGGATGACCGCCGGGCCCTGACCCTAACTAAAAGGGCCTTGAGCGTGGTGCACCGTCTCAGCCATCAGGGCAATAGAACCATCGTCACTTATGGGAAGGAAAACGGCTATGGCTGATTTTGACGTCCGGGCCTTTAAGCGCCTCTTAAAGCAGGTCATTGAAACCATCGCCCCGGACCTGCGGCGGAACATGGCCTTGCCCCGTCTGGCCAAGGTCACGGCGGTCAAGCCCGCCGGGGGGACTTATGTTTGTTCCCTGCAGCCGGTTTTGAATGACCGCCGCCCCGATCCTGACGCGCCGGTCATTCCCGATGTGGAAATACCGATTATCTGGGCCGGGCCTGACCGGGGCCTGGTCTGCCCGCCGAAGGTCGATGAATATTGTGTGGTCGGGTTTTATGACGGTGACCCCAACAGCCCCTTTATCATCAACTTTCGCCCCAGTTCGGCCCCGGCGGCGGAGCTGGACAGTCTGATGATTCAGCATTCGCCGGGCGTTCGACTTGGTTTTAAGCCTGACGGCACGGTCCTGGTGGAAGCGCCGAATATTGAAGCCAAGGCCACCGGTCATATTAAAGCCGAAGCGGCCACGGCCGAGGTTACGGTCGGGCAATCCGCTGAAATAAGCGCCGGGGCCCAAGTCAGTATAACCGCGCCGCTGGTAAAAATCGACGGCCATGTGAAAATTACCGGCGCGATCAGCGCCGAGCCCGGGCGCGGCGGCAGCGGCTTTGAGGTGCGCGGTGATATTAAAATCGTTCAGGGCGGGCTTGAGTCTCAGGACGATGTCATCAGCCACAGCAATATGAAAGCCGACGGCAAGGTTAATGCCGGAGGCGATGTCAAAGCCGGGGGTGAGGTCATGGATGGCCAGGGCTATACCTTCACTAACCACCCCTGCACTTTATGAAATAATTGATCGCTCTTTGAAAACTTAATAAATACAACAGCCCACCGCCCCGGTTGAGGCCGGGACGGTGGGCTGTGGGGCTTTATTGTCTGCATGGTCTAGGTGGTCTGACTTTTTTTGTCTCACCGGTATATTGGAACCATGAGCGGTTTTAATAACATATTCGGATCAGACATCCTCCTGAACAAAGACGGGCAAGCCGTGGTCGCCGCCAACGGTGAGTTGGTCTGGGGCGATGGGCTGACCGCCGCCGTCCAGGACATCGAATTGAGGATCAAAACCTATTTAGGCGGTCTGTTCTATGATCAGGAATTCGGCAGCACCATCCCTGATTTTGTTCACGATGAAAGCACTAAATCCAATCGCCTGAGCCTGGCGGCCGAGGTCAAGCGCCGGGTGGAACTGGATGCCCGGGTTCTGGTCGGCTCCGTCTCCAGTTCCATCCGCCTTTGGAATGAGCGCGGTATTACCCTGGACGTCAACTGGACCTGGTGGGAAACCGCCGAGCCTCAGAACCTCACCGTCACCCTGGACCGCCCCGGATCGACTCGATTGCTCGAGGATATAAACCTTGCCGATTGACACTTTTCCATATCCGCGCCTGGGTTTGGATAAAACCCTGGCAGAAGTTCGGGCAGCCATGTTTCAGCAGCTGGACGAGGTTCATGCCGAATATCAGGCCCAAGGCTGGCTGCCGGCCAGCCTGAACCTGAACCGGGGGCCGGCCCGGGGAATGATCGAGTTGATCAACTTCGGCCTGGCCCGGGTCAACCGGGATGTCTCGGCCCTTATCCCGCAATGCTTCCCCCTGTATGCCACCGGCTCCTGGCTTGATCTTCACGCTGCCGGCGTTCTTTTGACCCGCAAGCCGGCCCTCCAGGCCACCGGGCAAATCACCTTTACCCGCGCCCAAGCGGGTGGCAACGTTAAAATCCCGGCCGGACGTCTGGTCAAAACCAAGCCGGACGGCCTGGGCGAAGTCTACCGTTTTGTAACCACCGTTGATGTGGTCATGCCGGAAAACGCTTTGTCGGTTGCGGCTCCGGTCATTGCTGAAGAATATGGTCAGGCCGCCAACGTCACCGCCGGAGCCATCTGCGAAATCGTCACCGCCATCGGCGGGGTGGATGGGGTGGCCAACTCGGCCGATTGGCTTTTGACCGAGGGGGCTGATGAAGAGGGCGACGAAAGCTTACGGACCCGCTATGTCCTGGTCTGGAAAGCGGTTGGCGGCCTTAATAAATATTTTTATGAAAGTTTGGCCCTGTCCGTGCCCGGGGTGATCAAGGTTTTCGTCAATGACCGTCATCCGCGCGGCCAGGGCACGGTGGATGTGGTCATCAAAGGCGCGGCGGGCATACCGACCGAAAGCCTTATCAGTCAGGTGGCGGCGGTTATCGAGGAAAACCGGCCCCAGATTGATGATGTGCTGGTGCTGGCCCCGGCTCCGGTCGGGGTGGCCCTGGATATCGAGCTGCTGATCACTTCCGGCGATCATGCGGCCATCCGTCTGGAAGTTGAAAACCGTTTGAGGGCCTTATTTATGAGCCAGGCCGACGGGCTGAATGTCGAGCCTTTGGAGATCGGCGAGGATTTGACCCACAGCCGTATCCACTCCGAGGCCTTGAAAACGGCGGGNATTAAAAGCGTGATCATTAATGGCCCCCCCG